CCGCTCATCAACTCTTAACACTTACTTGCACAGTCCTGTGGTTTTGGCAGACTCTTGCGAGTACTCTTTGCCACTACGCATTTCGGGCTTTACTGGGCCTGCACCACCGGTGTTAACTGCACCACCTTTGGCCATACCGTCAGTCTTAGCGGACTCCTGCTTGTACTCAGTGCCACGCTTTTCCATCGGTGTGATCGCTTTCATGTGAAGCTCCTTTTCATGTACTGGGCGTAGATATACGCCCTCTAAAAAACCTTGTCAAGTAGTAACCATTAGAAAAAATTTGTTGGTGGTGTTCCATCCATTAACTGTCGTTGGTCTGGCTTAGGAGGGGTACCACCAGCTTGCGCTTGCCCGTTTGCCTGTTCTGCTTGCAATGCTGCAGCCTCCGCTGCCTCTTGCGCCATTACTTTCTGGCGGATCATAGCCTCAGATGGAACGATTGTATCCGGGTTCAGGTCAAGCCGTTTAGCAGCCTGACGCAGCAAGTTAGCCGCACCTTCCAGACCCATAATCTGCTGGGCGACTGGGCTGTTCAAGGCAAGGCCTAAGAACTCGTTTTGACGCTGGGCGACAGCTTCCTTCTCAACCAAACTTGCAGCACCCAAAGGTTGGATGTTCACATCACCCTTGAGATCCGGATCGGTAGAGAACTTCATGTTGTAAAAGTACAGACGATCAACCAAGGGCTTAATGACGTACTCATCAATGTTGGCGATCACCTGTTTGATTGATTTGCCAGCGTTGGTCATCAGCATCGACATGCCTGAGGCCGTCCGACCAGCACCGCCCGCAGGGGCTCCACCAGTCATGTAACGTGGGATGCCTGTGTACTCATCGGCCAAGGTTGCAAACTTCTCATAGACGATCAACAACTCATTGGCCATCGAATTTGGCTGGAAAAACTGCATTGGCTGGGCATTGCCACCCATTGGATCGCTTGTGACCTGCCAAATCTTCCACGGGAACATCTGTGTAATGTTCTCACCTTGGGGTAGCCTGTCGATGTTAAACGCCACCTGCGGGCCTGAGGCCAAACCCATGTTGTTTACCAAAGCCCGCGCAGCCGCGTTACACATTGACTGTGAGTCACGGCACAGGTCTGCTACCGAGTTGCCCCAGAAGGCCCCCGGGATTTCTTCGTAGCTGGTTTTGTAGTACGGGCGCCGACCGAGCGGGTCCGAGTTGAGGACTGCTTTGATGACCCATCCGCCGATGACCCACGCTTCGATCGAGTACTCTGCGAGTTCGTCTGGGATTTCTTCTTCACTGATGCCCCACTCGCGGAGGAGCTTGCCTTGGACGCTTCCCCAGAACTGGAGGGCATCGATGAGCTCACTGGGGTTTTGTCCAACTGAGGTTGTGGCTTTACCTTCAGCAGTCGCTTGAGCAGTGTCAATAAATATCCAATCACGTAGGCCTCCTTTGCCATATTCATCGAGCACCTGCCGGATGGCCGCATCACTGTAGCCTTCCACCCCGATGAGATCATTCAAATCCGCCCGAGACAGTTTGTGCCGCTCGATCAAATATCCGTCATTAATACCTGTTGCGTCTGGAGAAGGGTAAAGATTAAACGGGTCAACCCGTTCCCACTCGAGCACCAGCTCATTTTGTACCTGTAAGTCGTAATTCTCACCATCCGCAGTCGCTACCCAGTTCATTGTGGGCTTATTTCGCACGACTGGGCCCTTTAAAATCGCGGCCGGGAACGTAACAATGTCATCCAAAAACTGCGCAAAAGCCGTCGTCCATTGGCCTTCTAACAACTGGCTATGCATCTTTTTCTCCATCCGAGCCGCATCTTCTTTGGCAAGCTCGGTAAGTTCACGCATCGCCTCGTCTTTTAAGTCCAAAAGCATCTGACGAACTTCTTGGTCTGACGGATTAGCACCTGTGGCCATCATCTGCATGAGCTTTTCCTGAGCCTTACGCATCAGGTCTTGCATCACGGGGGGTGGCATATCAGGGATCGGACTGGGTTTTAGTGACCAAGGCTTGTCGTTTGCGTCTGTCAACAGTACGTCACGCAACCAGCTTGAAGCCGCACGGCACTTATTGGATGTGAGCATCATGTAGATGGTGGACGAACCCTGCTCGCGCAACTGGGTCTCCATCTCTGGGTCATACTTACCACGGCGCTGTCTAATTGACTGAAGCATCCGTGGCTCAATCTCTTGCTCCTTGGCGCTACGAGCGTATGTCCACTTCTCTTTAATGTGGCCCGCCAAGGCTTGGATAACCGGCTCTGCGTTGGCCTCCAGTGCGGCAGCACGTTCTTCAGCCTGCACCTGCTTAATCGATTTAATAGGCACGATCCCACCGGCCGTTACAAAGCCCGGTGCATTTCCAGATGTGATGTTAATCGACTGTTGCATATCGTCGCCTTATACGCTTAGTGGTTCATTGTGTCAAGCCCATACGTATTTTACTTTCTGGACTTCTTTGGCTTTGGGAGTCCACAACTGCCCTGTCGCGTTATGGTCCGCATGAAGGCAAGCATACTGGAAACCGTCCGTTAAGTGTGAAAAATGATTCTTCTCGGGTGTCTCGTCCACAGCCCCGTTGGTCTTGACCTTATAGCGATACCCACCACGTAAAGCTTGTATTAGCGTTTTACAACTTGGATCGAGTAAACAGGCCGGGTCTCCATCAGCCATGCGGGTTAGCCAAGCGTCCACTGCGTTTATTCGGGCCGCGATCGAGTTGGTCTTAGCAGGAATCACCCGAAACCCTTCTTGCTTCAGGATGTCAAAAACCGACCTCTCGTCTGTCTGAGCCCGCTGTTGCCCAGCGGGGTCGCCAATCACAATCACAGGCATGCCCGGGAACCGATTGGCCAGAAGTGGCTTTAGTTTCTCCCGCACGAACCGTAACTCCCCCATTCCATCTGAGGTGAGCTCCGCATAGGTCAAAAGCCTCCCCCTCGGGTCCACCTGACTGACCGTGCAAGCTGGGGTAAGTCCGAAGTCGTGCCCAATAATCAGCGGGTTGGTTGAGAGTTTTATGTACTGCAAGGGCGATTTCGACACATGAATGTCGCTGTTAAACGCCCTAAATACGGGTTTACCACTAAGGGATTTCCCGAACTTCGCATGGATGTAGACATCCACCCACTCGTCTGACTTACCTTCGGCCAGGTTCTCGTAGTAGTTGCTCGGCAGGAAATGCACCCAGTCGGCTTGCTCCGATAGGCCACTTGGCTGGAAAAACACCTCAGCATTTTTGGGTGGGTCGGATAAAAACTGCTCCCAGAAGGTGTCCATGTCGGGCGGGTTAGTCGCCCCCCAGATGTGCGCGTTGCTTTTCCCCTCATCCGTCACACACCCTTGGATGGGATTACCCTTCTCATCCACCCCCCACTCAGGGCGGTGCGGCACCATCATGCCATCAGGGTATCTACCTAGTCGCCCTTGAACCGCCTCAAAGATGTCTTTAGAAATTTCCCGAAACTCGTCTATCACAGCAAAAGACGCCTGCAACGATAAGAGCCTTCGCACGTCCTGGGCATCATCCAGACCACGGAAAAGCACCTCACACTCGACATCGTCGAACTTTAAGATGAACCGGTAGTTGGTTTTCTCATACACCCCGGCCTGACCATCAGGGTACCACTTCAAAAAATCTGGGATGGACGTGTCTCTCAACTGCTCACGGGTGTTACGAATCCAAATGGCACGAGACCTGCGTATCCCATCTCGACACGGCGCCATTAGACTTGCCTGATAAGCAATTTTCATAATCGCGGCCGTTGTCTTGGTACTACCCACCGGGCCGACGATGAGGGATATAAACGCTTCACTGGTCAGAAAGCCTTTGACGCTCTCGGGGGGTTTATAGGTTAGTTGCATGCAGGTCGTTGGTTAGGGGAAATTGGTCAATTAATCCGAGGGGAGGGGAGGGCAGCTCTTCACAAGCCATTTCTATGACGTTTTCCACAGAATTTTGTGAATTTTCGTCGTTTTCGGGGGTATTTTTGATGGTTATGCTGTTGCTACCAAGGTCGATTTTGATCGAAAAAGCAGGGCCAGTAGCCACCTGTTTGTCTTCTTTGGGCTCCAAATTTCCAATTTTTGTCAGGTATTTGAAGGCTTCCAGCTTGGCTGAGAGAGATGCATCGACCGATTTTGCCCCGATATAGACCTCATCCAAGAGATCTTCAGCAGCCAAGGCCGCTTTTAGCCTGAACGTGTAACCAGTTTTTTGCAGTTCAGTGCGCTTTGATTCCACGACACGCATGAAGTTCTGGTCGTTTTTTAACGATTCCCATGCTTCGGTGGTGTAGTGGTATCGCTGGGCGATATGGTCGGGCTCCTCCAAGCCTGCTGCAAGCTCGAAGACGAACTTTGGATCGATGGATAGTATGGGTGTCATGGTGTGGTGGTTTAACACGGTCTAAAAGGGTTGTCAATGTAAACTAGTTTACACTAACCTAAAAATAGGGGCCGCTCTAAACCGAATACTTGATACAGGCCACCCCCCCACCCCCCGGC